TGATGCTGATAAGCATAGATACTTAATCCCTCAACAGTTGAACCTGGATTAGCATTTCCTGATATTGGGAGAGTTACATGTATAGTTTCTCCAGCATTAACATAAATCGCTTTATGTACTACACCCGTATCCGCGGTGGTTGATGTGGTAAATTCCAAGTAATTACTATTGCCGTTGCCTCCGGTCTGCCAAGCGGCAAGCGATTCTGTACTAATATTCTTGCCTGGAAGCCACCCTTTTATTCTAGCTAGAGCTATATCTAGGTAGGTTATTTCGTTTACTGCAACATCACCCCAAAACAGTCTATTACCAGCACCAGGATACATCAAGACTTTTCTAGTACCTGCACCAGTTGTCGGAAAGGTAAAGCCGTTAATAACAGTATCACCAGCTATGTTTAGATCACCTGAAATATCTAATGAACCACTAATAAGACTATCAGTATCTGGATCACCACTTAAAAGTATAGTGTTAGTTTGTGTTCCGTCAGTACTAGTAAAAATTTTAATTGCACCAGATGAAGTAGTGTTAGTAGTAGAGTTAATTGATTGACGAAGTTCTATTAAATTGACATCTGCATTAGATGAATTGCCATTTGACCCACGCATGAATATAAATCTATCAGCATACGAACTAATATTGACCGGGCTACCAAAATCTAAATGAGTATTTACAGACAATCTGTCCTTAAAATATGAAAGACCGTTACTCCTAATCCGTGTGGCAACCTCTCGATCTCCACCATTAGAAATTGTACGACTTAAATCTATAACACCTTCATCGTCATCTGAGTATATTTTTACAGCTTCTTTATATTCAAATCCAGTTGCGTCACCGCTCGCATATGCAGTATTATTGCTATCTCTTTTTACAGTTTCAAATAACTTTACTGCCCTGTTAGAACTATCAATATGCATAATAGTATCGTCATGGGTAGTAATAACGGTATTATCAGATTTTTTAAAATATAGAGCACCGTCCTTAGTGTTCATGGCCATTTCGCCATCACTAAGATTGGTATGAGTAGGGATTGCCGCTTCCGTGTTGGAGCGTCTGAGTCGAATGTCAGTTTTTCTGGCCAATTTTGGCTTCTCCTATGTTCAATCTCTATATAGAGCTGTTAATAAAATGTAGCTTCCTTGTATATACAAGGTGTATAAAAGTATTTATACGTAAGCTTAGTATGTACCACCATCGATAATGTTACTAAATGCTGGTGCAGCGCCGTCATCTGCTTGTAAAATGGATCCATCAGCTGATGAAGCAGCTGTTACATCTAGAGCATTAGTGCCATCACCATATACGACGCCGTTGTCTGTAAATGATGTAACACCCGTACCGCCATTTGGAACTGCAACCGTTGTACCATTCCAAACACCTGTTGTAATAGTACCAAGGGTTGTGATCGAGGCCTGACCAACATAAGTTGATGCAATATCAATAGTATCAGCATTAGCAGTAATTCTGTTTACTGTACCTACAGCATTAATCGTATTACCAGTTTTAGTTAAACCAGTTCCTGCAGTAATTTGACCAGCACCAGAGAATTGTTCGAACGTAATATTAGTTGTACCAAGTGTTGGTTCACCATTATGTGTTGCAACATATCCATTCTCAGCATTAGCAGTACCGTCTTCAACGAAGGTAAATGCACCACCGGTAATTTCAGATGCTGAGTCTGCATCAGGCGTTCTTGTTAAAACAAACGCAGTAGAACCATCACCAACAGTAGTTACTTTATAGAATCCGTTTTCGGTTTGAGTTGTCTGATCTTTAACAAGTACACGATCGTCGGCAATAAGGGTTACGCCATCAATCTGAATTGCACCATTTGCATCTGCAGTCAATGTCCCAGCACCATTTGCATAGGTTGCTGAAAGATCAGCAGTAGTTGCAACTCTTACAGATTTTTTAACATCAAGACCCTGTGCAACACCATCTACATATGTTTTGGTAGCTACGGTTGAATCGATTGCAAACGTTACAGTATCACCTGAAACCGATGTATCAATACCAGTTCCACCAGCAAATATTAGAGTATCTGTTCCGATTAATACTCCATCGTCAGTTCCAGTGTCTGCTTGAATATCAAGGGTAGAGGAAATAGCAGCAGTAGTTACAGCTGTGATTTGACCTTGAGCATTAAATGTTATTACTGGAATCGCTGTTGCGCTACCCGTAGAACCAGCGGTAACACCTGTGTCTGTAATTTTAATTGTTGAAGTGTTACCGGCGTCGTCATTAGTAACAGTAATTCCAGTTCCCTCGGTTACCGCGCCACCAACAGTGTCGTAAATAAATTCAGCCAGAGTATCATCTGTGCCATTAATATACGGATTATGAAGAACAGTTTTACCAGTCTCATTGGGTGATAATATAATGTCGCTACTACTAGCAGTTGTTGAGATGGTGATTGCTTGAGCACTGGAAATAGTACTACCATCTAAAACTAAATCATCAACTTTCAAATTATCTATTTTGCTATTAGCATCCACAATAATCGCAGAACCAGCAGTTAATGTACCTGCCACATGATCCAACATATCAACAAAGTATTTACCACCAACTACTGGTGCATGAGATGCTATGCCGGTTCCACCATCTTCAGCGCCTGTACCAATATAAAGACGATCACCGCCATTCGCTTGAGTACCAGTACCGTATGAGTAACCAAACTCACCAGTCTTTAGAATAGTAGGTGCATTTGCTGTTGTACTCGTTAAATTTTTAATCCGTGTTTTAGTTGTCATTTAAAATAATCCTGCGCTGATAGTTAGGTTTTCGCTTGACAATTCATTTGTCAGCTCAAATTTTTCAGTTTCTGCGTTATATACAATGATAGCTCCGTCTGCAATATTAGTCGCATCAACATTAGCTAAATCAGTTAAAGCAATGCCTCCAACCTTTACAGTTTGAGCCACAACTTCTTGTTGGCCACTCAGTGTAGCTCTTATTCTATTAGTCTGAGTTATCTTAGCCTTTATAGACATATGATTTACCGCGTAACGCTAGGTGTAACTTCTACCTGCCCTTCTAATATTCGCGTTACTGTAGTACCCCCATCGTTTGTAATTTCGACATCGTACACATACCGACCAGGTTTCATTGCTCCAGTCTGAGCAGCAGTTAGACTTATATTTACATTGCCTGTTGTCGGCGCTGCTATTGTTGCAGTAAAGTCAATTGATGTAGAAGACGTATAAGTTTTTCTTATCTGGCCTTCTGCAGTATATCCAGTGAGATCTAGTGTAGCGCCATCGTTATCACTTACAGCAACTTCGACGGTAAATGTCGCACCTTGATCTACTGATAAATTTGATATTACTGCCATATGATATGTCCTATTTACTTATTATTTATAAGTTTCAGTTGTTCAATGTCAGCTCTTAATCGTTTATTTTCTTCTTTAAGTTCTTTAATCGATTCGATAAAGAGTGCTGAAAGTTGGTTATAGTCTACCACCTTGTGTTCAGTTTCATCTAGTGTTTCTACATCACTGACAGCGGATGGTAATACCTTTTCAACTTCTTGAGCAATAACACCAGCTGCTTCCTTGCCATTTTTTTTCCAATTAAATGTAACACCCTCTAATTGAGATACTAATTCTAGAGCACCGTCGACCTTTTCAATATTTTCTTTAAGGTTTCTATCAGATAACTGATTATGGCCATACGCTGTAATGTTATCCGCAACAATTAAGTGCCCCAAGCTAGTTAGCTTCGCAGCATACGCGTTATGCACCTGAAATCTCATATAGCCGCTTTTGGCAAACAAGATATATTCATGGGTGTTACCAGCATATACACTGTTTCCTGAGGTGAATCTTTGATCAGTGTTTAAGCTAAGAGTAGGAGCACCAGAAGTAGCACCACCACTTAGGCCAGTTCCAGAACTAACACCCGTGATTGTGCCGGTGTTACTTGTAGCTTGTTCGTTATCGCCTAAGCCAGCTAATTTGTTATGCGATACAGAAGTCATTACCCCAGCCGCTGTTGAAGATGCTGCAGCTAACACAGCATCGGTGCCGTCACTTGATGCAACCGTGACATTACTGGTAGTAGTAGATACGCTTAAGTTAGTAGCTTGGTTAGGTGCCGAGTTTTCGATTCTGATTACATCATCAGTGGCTCCACTAACATCTAAATTAATACCAAAGCCTTGCGCAAGTACTATTGTGTCATTGTTATTTTGCGCTGTAATTGTTTTAAGTTCAGCAGAAGCTGTAGGTCCATTCCAATTATTAGTATAATCAGAAGATAGGCCCAATGTAACTTTCTTAAAGATGTTCTGTGACGAACCCTTATCGGTATTAGTCGCAACAAGGTTTAAGGTAGATCCAGTTAGTGTAGCACTCATTGAACAACCAGTAGAAGTTGCAGGTTCAGTTGTGTTTATGGTAAGAGAACTACTACCTGGTCTAACTACATGTGAATTAGAACCATCGTCGTTTATTGTCCATGAATAATTTGGAAGAGTAAATTCAGTTGTTAGCGCTTTATTAATATGACCTTGGCTATCTCTATCAAGTCCGGTAACCGCCATCAGCGTACCAGGAGCTCCTGAGGTACTATTTGTACTAATTGTTGAAGTAGGACTCGCAACAGGTTTCACCATAGCGATTGTAGCAGTAACATTACTAGTTTGAGTGCCAGAATTATCAGTTATTGATATTCTTGTTCCACGGTTAGTAGAAGCTAATTGGAAATAATTTCCATCCGCACTTACCCATCTAACATAATATTGGTCACCACTAATAAGTCCACCGCCATTTAATTGGCCAGAGTTAATAGTAAACGAAACTTTATCACCAACCAAAAGACCGTGGTTATCAGATCTAAGATCATTCGCATCACTCTCACCAGGGGTTTGACTGGCTGCTGTGTTTTGTACAAAGCTATTTCTGTCTAAACTTAATGATATGGAATCTCGCGTGGCGTCAGCATTATTACTAAATGTTGTAGGTATAACATCATGATTAATAGTAATAGTTTTATCTGAAGAAGCATCTGCATCAAATTTATTAGCGTTATTAGCGGTAGCAATTTGAAGTGCAGTACCTCCATTTAAAGTTAGAGTACCATCGCTTTCAGCTTGAGTTTGAAAACCAACTGTATGACCAAATTGATCAAACGTTAGCCCCGAGATAAATTCCTTAAGTACTGTACCTCTATCTGTCACATCCGAAGTATTGGCGTGGCTAATATCAATGAAATTATTATCGTCATTACCCGAGGTGCTGACAACAACACCGTTATTATTACCAATAAATCCAAATGAATCGTTATTAACTTCACTACTTATTGTCTGATGGTTGGTTGATAACAATTGGCCTATGCCTGAGTTATCGTGCGCTCTTATTGTGCCCACGTTAACGGCATCTATAATGTCGCCAACTTCATAATTTACGCCAGTAGTGCCAGCAATTGTATTCCAAACTGTTTGCCCTAAAATCGCAATCCTATATTTACTACCGACTACAAATGAACCATCATAGACTAATCCATTTGACTCAGGATCAGCAAATCTAACAGTTCCGGTAGTACCACTAACACTCGCTTGGGCTAATGCAGCACCAACTGTAAAAACATCTCCAGCCGAGCCGTATGAGCTACGAGATGCAGCTGAACCTGGAGTATGTAGAGTTAATCCGCTTGAGGCTAGCGTAGTTTGCTCACTCGTCGTTAGATTATCACTAACCGATTGCGCATCTCCAAGTACTATATTAGACCACTTTGTATTACCTGGTGATACAATTTGAAACACTTTACTATTCTTTGATGCCAAAATAACAGCATTAGTACCAGGTGCTTGCTGAACATTATTAGTTAAAATTGATTTAAATATAGGTTGACTTGAACCTCTATCAGTATTTGCAAAGGTTACTGTATCACCAGTAGCTCCTGCGCCTGTAGTACCAGTAAGTGCTAAACCTGCATTAGCTGTTTCAAACCTTACAGTATCTTCATTAATCTCAGCTTGAACCGTTTCATCTACGGCTGTAGCGGCATGCGCATCAAAAACATTAATTGTTCTAAAGAATTTTTGAGATGAGCCTTTATCAGTATTGCTTACAGCAAATGATAATTTATATGGTACAGCTGCATCATCGGCCGAAGTTTGTGTCCAATCTATACTAACTGTAGCACCATCATCGCTATTAGCAGTACCGTTAGTATTGTCTTCCGCAAATTGCCATGGATGCGCGCCAATATCAAGATTGTCGCCGTCACCATCTTGAACACCAAATGTTTGCAAATATCTATCGTCGAAGTCAACTGATGTAATAGACGTAGTGTGTCCTAATCCATCAACTTCTATAGATGTTATTGCTGACCCAGCGTTTAAGGTAGATGCAGTATATGATCCAAAGCTACCGCTTATTGAAGAAGTATCAGCATGCGAATAAGTTATAGTCTTACCAGTACGATCAATCGTTAATCCAGTAACACTATCAGTGGTGGAGGTTTTAAAGTCAACAACATTGTCTGTAAGTACATTTACTCCACTGTTATCGCCACCACTCTGGCTAGTAGCCTTTAATGTCCAGAAATCGTAGTCAGTGTCTTCGGTAATAATGTTATGATAGTTTGTACCATCTACAGTTACCTGCCAAGAACCAGGAATAGCTGGTAATTGTTGCCCGGGGTTGCTGGGATCGTCTATTGCGGCTGGTCGAATACCTTCGTTCCATCTCAACCGCACATTGCTTGAATCACCACGTTCAACTTCAATTCCAGAAGTTTCATTAGCAACAACAGCTCCTGTTTTATCATCATGTAATACAATTATATTGTCGTCAACCGTTAATGTTTCAGTATTTAAAACTGTATTAGTTCCATGTACAACTAAGTCACCGCCTACATGTAGATTCTTAGCAACACTAGCACCGCCCTGTACAGTCAGCGCACCAGTTCCAGTTCCGGTTGACTGGTTAATATTTGTAATATCTACTAGTGGAATCTGTACAGCGTTGCCGTCATCGATAAATCCAAGGGTAATTGTATCAGTTACAGTATCAGCTGTACCAGAACCAAGACTTGCACTACCGACTTCTGCAGCTGTAAACTCCATACCAGCTACATATGCAGTACCGCTTGTACCAGCAACATAATTCCAATCTGTTGATACATCAGCATTAACTACTCTATAAACTTGGCCCACAACAAAGTTACCATCGGTGTGGAGCTCAGTGTTAGTATCCGCTTTAAGCTGATTAGCTTTACCAGAAATTTTTAAAGTATCTGAAGTTAAGTTAATATATTGTACGCTACCATCGTCATCTTCTAGTTCAAGAGTAGTCGTAATGGGTACAGTTGTTGCTGATGTCACCCGACCATATCGATCAACTGTAAGAGCTGGTAGTTCTGTTTGACTTCCGTAAGTAGCAGCTGTTACGCCACTATCAGTAAGAGAAAAATTAAAGTGTTGGCCATTAGCGTCCCATGTAGCATTTACTCCAACTTCCGTATTGCCTTCAATTAAATCCTTTGCATTATAGTACGTTACAATATCTGAAGTAACTGGATCCCATCCGTCATCATTGTCGTTGCGCTTAATAGCAACTGTTTGCCATGCTCTATGAGGGTCATACGCACTACTTCCATCTACAACTCGACCTTCGTTCCACTGTATTTTTGGTAAAATATTTTCATCGATGATCGGAGCAAATGTTCCATCGTCTCTCTCATTAGCGGCATTAAATGCTGGAATATTACCAACATTCATTGAGGTACGATCAATGCTAATACCCTGTGTGGTAGTTTCACCAGCTACTTCGAAGAAGGATGTTTTATATGTTAATGTACTACCTGTCGCGCCACCAATTTGTAGGTTACCTTGAACATCCAGAGTATTAAATGGTCTAATTAATAAAGTTTTTCCAGCATCGCCTAAAGTTAAATTGCCTTGACCAAAATTTATATCTTGTGTAACAGTTTGGCCATCGGTAGTACTAGTTCTAAGAACAGTAGTGTCTACTTGAATATCATCAGCATTAACAGTAATACCATCACCTGCTCCAACATCAAAGGTTCTATTGGCTTGTAAATTACCACCACCAGTTAAACCAGATCCAGCCGCTAGCGTAGTATCAGCAATCTCTTGCACTGCGCCTTTTATATTATTCGCTGTTAATCCTGTAAAGACAGTCGCAGTATCTACTAAGTCCATTCCTACCAACTTATTAGTGTCTATCTCAAGATTACCACTTTTTAGTGGAAGCGTAGGAGTAAATGTACCAATAATGCTATTAAGAATAATTTTGGTACCGCTTGGAACTGATTCTACTCTACCCTGAAATGTAATAACAGAATTATTTTCTTGATAAAGAGTATTGCCGACAGTAGTAAACGTGCCATCTAGATTAGCAGTATCAACTCCTGTAAGATTAATTGTTCCAGGTCTATCTCCATCAATTAGTTGTGCTAAGTCATTAATATTGTCATCGTTTCCTATCACACCAGCTTGAAGTTTATCTAGAGTTCCAGCTACTGTAGATGAACCATAAAATCCATCGTTATAAGAATCAGAATCACCTAAAGCTGAATTTAATAGTGTTACAGCGTTGGTAAGATTAGTGGCTCCTGCTGCTTCTGTTTGAGCAAATTCTGCAGTTGATACTGTAGCAACAAAGTCTTCAATTTCCACAGAACCTAAAGTTAGTGATCCACTAGCATTAGCGTTTTTACCTTTTATTGAAAGTCCTAATTGCACCATATAATCTGTGCCAGGATTATTTTCCGGTATAGTTTTAGTAACTGTAAATGTTCCAGTATTTAAGGTGACTGAAGATATGGTTCCTACCAGATTGTAACCAGCGTTTCTATCTACTACTTTAATAAAGGCCGAAACCTCATATCGAGTATGAATATCATTAGTAGTAACATCACCTGCTAAATTTACAATTCCGCCTACATACGAAGTATTTTCTAGATATACATCTGACTCTACAAACGCGTTACCATCGTTTCCATCTTGGTATAGTGTACTATTTCCAGTATCATACAGCGAAGTATTGGGTTCTAATGTAATATTTCCAGTAACTGAATCAATCGTAGCGACAACATTAGCTAAACTAAGTGATTCAGCCAGTACCTCTACAACATTAGCACCCTTAGATACGCCATCTGAATCTAAATCGAATGCTGTACTATAATTTAGCCACTCTGCAGTTGATGCAGTGCTAATTGGAACTGAACCAGTTACAGCACCTGACCCTAAAGAAACACCAATCTCATTAACAGCATCTCTAATATTGGTAGATGAAATAAATGAGTTATCAGTAAAGCCTGTATAAGTGGCTCCCGACCCGCGCAATGCAGTCTCTAGTTCATTGATGCCACCCACTAAGAAATTAGCATCTGTATTTAATGTTTCACCATTAGCAGTATGAATATCTTCGTATAAATTACCAATTTTTTCTGCGATAGTAGAACCAGCTGCAATTGCATATTCGGTTCCACTAGTATAGGTATCACCAACTGCTTGATCAATGGAATTTACCGCTTGCATAATCGTAGTAGCATTAGTACCATCAGCTGGACCGGATTGACCAAAGGTTATGGTTCCGTCAGCCGCTGCTCCAATCTGAGCATCTAATTCATTGATCGCACCTTCAACGTTGAACGATGCTGTCGATAAAGTATAATTAGTTCTAGCCGAAGTGTCAGATCTCAAAAATCCTTCAAATTCATTTACAGCTGAAACAATGTTATGAGTATTAGTATTTAAATCATAATTAGTTCTAGCAGTGTTATCTGTATTAATAACGCCCTCTAATTCATTAATAGCGCTTACAGCATCCGTCGTAGTATTAGTGGTTAGAGAAGCATGATTACCTAACTCATCTCTTAACTCTTCTACAGCGCCTTTAAAATGTTTTGACGTTAAGCCATCGAATGAGCCAGTTGTAGAAGTATATAAATCGTCTTCGTGTTCATTAACAGCTGATGTTAAGTCATTAGCTGCTGTCGTAAGATTTTCCGTAACACCAATATCGCTTTGCAATTCATTAAGAGCATCAACTGTATCAGTATAGCTTAGTGTAATATCAGTGTTGTTCAAATGAGTTTGAGCAGAATTAAATCTGATAGCAAATGCATTGTCGCTATCTCTATAATTAATTAAAGTCGTATGATTATTTGAATCAATTGTATCAGCTAGATGATTTATTATTTTAATATCCCTAGCGCTATCATATGTGCCAGTGTATCCCTTTAGGTAAAGAACATCAGAACTAGTGTCAGCGTGATAAACCGTAGCATACCAAGTAGCAGTAGATTCTATATCTTGAAGCGTAGTAAATGAATCGGCTGGGTCAGCAGTTTGATATATTATAGTTCCTTCAGTATAATAGGTTAAATCGAGGCCGGTTGCTAAAGTAATTCCACCAACAATTGTTGGAAAATGAAATTGATCAGCGCCTAAACCTTCAGTAATGACAGTTGAGCCATTAGATACTCTAACACGAGCTCTATGATAGCTTTCAGAAATAAGCCTTAGGACATCTTGTGATTCAATTACAGTAGCGCCAGACTCTAAAATGTCATAACCAACATTAAAAGAACCAGTAGAGTTAGTAACCAAAATCTTAGGTTTATTATGTAGAGTTGATACACTTACGACTTCAGCTGTGTATGTGGTAACGCTACCATCGCTTTGAGTAATCGTATCACCAGAGGCAATTGATGCTAAGCTTGTGCTAGATTCAAAATCACTAGTATCTCTTAAAACAATCCATCCAGCAATATTATCAATTCTAGAATCTTTTAAAGCTGGTAATACGCTAGTAGTAGTTGAAGGAGTAACTAATACTCTATTAATTGAAGATCCGGATGTGTTAGACAGGGTATATACGCTAGATGTGATATTGCTACTCAATTCATCGATAGCACCTAAATCCTGTGAGACTATATTAGTATTTAGTCTCCACTCTTCAAAGGTATTAGTTTTTAAAGTTTTAATTTCATTGTTGGCCATTAGTTACCACCTAAGTTCTTTAATAGTTCTTTAATTTCAGCTAAATCGGCTTTTATACCAGCTATCTCATTTTCCTTTTGATCACTACGCTCAATTTGTTTTAATCTCTGTTGATATGCAGTATTGTTATTATTTATAATAGCTTGACTAGACATATCGCGCATCAAATGCAAATTATCTTTTATTTTTATAGTTGGCATTATGTCGTCGCTATAGCTCTAAAGTCTTTTACTGTAGGAATGTTAGTACTACTCTGACTTCTTAATACAATTTTAATTTGGAATTTACTAAACGGCTGCAACGCCGAATTTTCATAATGCACTTCGCTATAAACTTCGTTATCATTGGTTGGGATAGTTTCGTCTGGTGTTAACAGTGTCCATCCTAGTGCATCAAAATCAGCATCAGAATCAGAAGTTGTTTTATAGTATACATCGATATTAGAATGTCTAGGCTTATTAGCATTAATATACACATCTAATACGGTGCCTTCAGTCTGTAGTTCAACCTGTTTAGTTATATACTTAGCAGTGTTACTAGTGTTAGTACCAACAGTCTCTGGTACATACGTGCCACGGGTAGTATATTCGGTTGAATTAGCAGATGCGTCGTTAATTCTATTTTGTATAGTAAATAATGAAGTTCTATTAAGATCTATGATCGGCGTTAAGTTTTCTAACTCACTAGTAAAGCTACAAGTTAAATCAAACGTTTTAATTCTATTACTAGTTCCTTGATCAATTGCTTCATTTTGCTCTGACGCAATTAGATGAGGAACATTAAATTCGATATTCTTATTAGCTAAAACTCTCCCTATACTTGATACGCTTTGGTTATCTAAACCAGCATGTGCGTCCATAGACCTCGCAGTCTTTCCTTCCATACTATATTCAATTTCTGCTTGTGGAAATTCAATGCTAGCAGAGTTGATTCTTAACAGATCGTACATTTGATTTTCAGAGGCATATACCTCAGTTCCACCAGCACGAGTTCCTCTATCTGCAGTAGTAATAGTTTCTGACGGAATTTCTATGTAGTATGAATCTAATTCGGGGTCTATTACAACATGCACTGCGCTACCCTGAATAGCACTAACCTGAACACCGTTAATACTACTGCCTGGTAGGCCTGATATTTTAACAGTATGTCCAGTACCATACATACCATGATTTTTATGGAATACTTTAATTCGTGCCGCACCGTTGCTGCCGCTATTATCCTCAAATAATAGTGGATTTAATCCTAGCTTTTTATCTGGGACTTTATCGTTAATTAGGTTCAATGTGGCACTCGAGCTAAACGATGCGCGCTTCAATTTAAATTTAAGATCTTTACTTTGCTCAGCTGTCCAGGTTGAAGCGTTAGCAGAAGTAAAGAATACACCATCGTATGGTTGCTTGGTAATTCTCTTAGTAGTGTCGGTTAAATCAAATTCACTTGTCTCTGCTACGTAAACCTTGTACTTATCTGACATAGAAATAATAACAACTGCATATTCTGTGCCATCTTTTAGATGTACTGGATAATCCCAGGTAATAGGAGTTGCAATGCTAGCATTAGCATTAGCAAAATCAGCAACCGTAGTGCTTGCTTGTGAAGCAATATATGATGGATATACAATAGCATCTGCGCCAGGAATGATTCTCTGAGTAGGATATCCGTTTTGAACTTCCCTTAAAGAAACTTGAACTGGAATATTTGCGTCAATTTTATTAAAGAATAAATCTATTCCGGTAGTAAATACACCACCCTCAGTTTTAATTACAAACGTTTCAGCAATTGGATCGTAGTATTCGACTAATTCGTGTACTACTCGACTACCAGCATCATCGCGAATAGACTCTGATTGGTTAACTTCTCTAGTAGCAATTCTAGGAACCTTTGTATTAATAATAGTTCTTTGATAAATCTCTAGTAGCCCTTGAGCGTGGAAGTTTTGAGATACTTTAGAAGTTGACTCGTCATCGTTATTAGTACCGTCATCTGTTAACTTAAATTCTCTAGTACCAGTTTTAAAGCTTAATGAAGTTGTGTTTGGTATAATAAATGATCCTTCAACTTTACCAGAAGCATCAGTTGTAAGTACTCCACCGCCAGACCCACCAGTCGCATTATCATGAGAAGTGGCCCCATTGTAAGTAGTAACTCCAGTTCGATCATGAAACTCAGTATAAGCTTCTTCTTTACAGTACGAGGTAACATTGACTCCATTAAAGAAAGCATAAAATTTAGTATCAGGTTTTAATAATTCTGCCTTAAAGTATACTTTACGCGATCGCATGAAAGGTATAAAGTTTGTTTCTACAACAAAATTTCCAACCTCTTTAGATTGAATATCCACCTGACCGGTTAAATATTTTTGTATGCCGTCACGATCCTTTGTACCGGTATTAGTAATTGCTTGAGTTTTCTTATCAACTTTGGCCAGTTTTTTACCCGTGTTATTTGCAACACCAGTTAAGCGAACGCCTTCTGCCTGGCTTATTCCTGTAATTCGTTCGGTTGATGTGGTAAGATATTCTACACCAGTCCAGTTTGTTTCCCATTCGTTCCAAACTGTTCCTAAAATACCGTCTGAATCGGCCAATGCTAACATTTGTTCATATTGTGAATTATCATCAATAATAATATCTGGGCGCTGGTCGGTCTCTTTCCATTCATCTGATTCGGGTGATATGACCATAGTACCAGCCCAGCTTATAACATTGTATGGGTTTACAAACTCCGCGTAAGATGATAAAGGCTGATTAATTTCTGTTACAGTGGTATATGGTAGAGTAACAACACCGCCGTTGTGTATTGTAGTAGTACCGTTATTCCCTGGCTTTTTAATTAGGTTAATATTTCTTTCATCGAACTGTGGTCGCAATATGCCGTTAGATTTATCTATAGAAACACCATAATCCGGATTACCGCTATCACCTACGTTATGTCCAAAGAATCCGTCAACAATAAATCCGTTTTTAAATCTTTGATTACCATTGCTATCTAGAATTTGTGCCTCAGAAGCACTTCTTTCTAGCAGTGAGAGTGAAGTATAGTATTCAAGATTTTTGACTCGTTGATCAAGTGCACCAATATCTCTCATAGTATATCTTCTATTGTCAATAGGTGTTACTATGACATCGTGTACGCCAAATACATATGGGTTTAGACGTAATGTATATAGATGCAATGCATTTTCAATATTTTCTGGCTCTACTGGATATCTAGAAGCCTGGCCTTTAATTACTTTAAACTTGCCTTCTTTAGTTAAGAATATTTTATCTAATCTCGGCATCCAGTGGGACAGCGGTACCGAACCAACAGCAAATGCTGGTGGCATTCCAGTCTGCGGTCCTTGTTGAAATCCAACTCCATTATTGTTTTTTGTAGGTCTAAAGTCTATAGCATCTCTAAGAGAAATGTTATTATAAGATGGAATATCTGCATAATCTGGATAAGAATCTACTGAAAAATAATCTCCGCTTCCATGTTCATAGTAGTCAAATTCTACGTAGTACGTATGACTAGGTTTTAGAGTTTCACCACCCTTTAGAATAAGTCGACTTACGTCATAAAAACCATCACGTTGTCCAGTATCTAAAATGAATCTATCAGTAACGTCGTTGGCTTGATTATTATTTTGGTCCTTTACGCTTAATAGGCTGAATACGTCAGGTACCCCAAGAGAGTAAGATTCACCTGCTGTTATTGTAGAGTCAGTGCTAAATGTAAACTGAACCCCTGATGCACCACCGCTACCGCCAGTTCTTTTTCGCTCTAGGGTTTTAGTTCTTCTTGACATGTTAGTGCCAGCAATATTAGCTATAACGGTTATTGTACCACCAGCATATTGATTTAACCCTACCGTAGTATTTGCATTAACGTGATCTGCTGAATATATTGAAGTAAGAGTACTACCAGCCGCAACATTAATTCTTTGCGTATCGTTGGTTCCATCTCCAATAATAATATTATTAAGATCAGCTAGTGTAGTGCCAGATGGAGGGGTTATACTTAGCTTTTTACCATTAGAATCTGTCGCACTGCCTGAAATTGTACCAACACAATATGCGCGCATTGTCATATCTAATCGGTTATTACCATCTTCTACCGAAGATACCGCCGTAGCTGGAAGAGGAAATACCAAATTAGTTCTACCAGCGTCGAATCGCTTACCAACAACAGCCAAGGTTGCTTCAAACGTGCCATCAGAGACTGCATCAACTGTACCAATATCTTGACCTGCATTCATTACTAGATCAAATACGTATAGTTCAAAGTCTGTACCATTAAACCTAAAATCACGAGCTCGACAAGTGCCAACAGTAGTACCATTAACACCACCATCTTTAAGATTAATTGTAGTAAAATCTTTTATGTCTGGAACTCCAACCATAGCTGAGGCGTTTAATTTGAAGTAATTTCCATAACCCACTGTAATAGATGAATCACCTGCAAGAAACTCATCAGTTGCTAATCTTGGCTTATCGACAATTAACTGTTCGGATGCTGTTTTTTCAATTCTTCGGCCGTCGATGTATGCGGTAGATGGGTCAACACCTATTGCAAGCTTATCAGCATCTCCTCCGTCTCCTACCAGCAAATAACCATTGTTACTTACTCCGTCGTTTAAATGCTCTTTAATGTCTAGGATAAACGGCGCTAAAACGTAATCGCCTGATTCTTCTTTAGTACGTCTTTCTAATCTATCTGATAACTCAGTGTCTATTGGAGCTTCATCTTTCTTAATTACTACACCATTTCTAATACTAACTAAATGAATATACTCATTGACCGGTGCTATATAAGTCGCATCGCTAACGCCTGGAACCGATTCATCAAGAGCTGGAAGATTTTGCTTAATTAGTGTGGTGTCAATCTTGTATCGATCACCGCCTGGTGCCGCAGCGTTAGTTGTGTTATTAGCGTTATCTTGTAAACTTGTATCGTCAGAGGAAGACACTAAGGTTTCTGCAACTCTAAGGCCTACTATATAATTTGGAGTGTTAATATAATGATCTAAAATAATGGTTTCACTTTCAACATATACGAAATTACCAGCAATAAAATAAACACCTTCTGAAATAGACGCAGCCGAACCAATTCCAGTAATATTAGGAATAGTATTAGGTGCGACGCTAGCGGTTTTACCAGCACTTGAAACAATGTTTTCGCCTGTTGCAAACACTTTAGTTATGGAATCAGTGCCAGAATTTGTGTATTTTATATAAAGAGTATCAACTAATGTTTCGCTTACATTAGACTCAGATGGTGTAGGTGTTAACACTTGAACATTACTATCACCAGCCACTGCATGAATTACTTCAGCAGTTACTCCAGTGGATCCTCCAGTAATAATGGTTCCAACAAAATCGCTTAAACCGCTTACTGGACCATCTAACTTTACATAATCATAGGCTACGTTTACAGACAGCTTACCAGCTAATACTCTATCGCCATCAGCAAATGTGTATTGCCCAAGCTTATCAATTTGAGCCTGAAGCGCTGTTTGCAATTGAGTAAGTTCTCTAGCCTGTACCGCAAAGCCTGGCTTAAATAGTATTCGCTGATAATTTTTAGATTCATCAAAATCATCAAGCGTGTAAGTAGTACCCTCTAGATTATTTACGTTGGTAATAGCCATTTATCTTCTCTCTTAAAATTCAATGATGCATTTAATATCTTCGGTTTGCGATGTAGTTCTATTAACAGGATTTCTATTTTCTAAGAAAATCATATCACCGGTACCTTTTACAAAATCCGGAGTATCAATTGCTGTTATAGTCCTACCGCCAGTATTATTATCTGATTCTACAGTGTCACCGATTTGAAATTCCTTGTAACCAGTCTTAGAATTTTGATAATACAATATTGTTGAGTTAGTAGTATTTACCCTTGCTACAAAAGCCTTAACACCACTGCTAGTTGAAATCACGTCATCTGCTATATAGCGGTTGGTTACATCATCATTCATGGTTAGTACTTTTAAACCGCTTAATAAATCAGAGCTTGCTATTGTTGTTCCACTAAGAACAGATACGTCACCAGCAGTAACTTTAGCTCCATCAGCTTGCGGGTTCTTAATAATAGCTATTTGTCTAAAGTCATTACCTACGGTTAAGTCAAAGTCTGAATTACCAGCACCTACTAGTTGAGCATTAAGTGCAATATAGAAAGCACCTAGCTCTGATACTGGATCTGTTCCATGTCCATTCAACGGAGAAATAACAGCTCGAGCTGTAGCGCTTGTGCCACCGCCACCACTTATAGTTATATCAGTAATAGTATAATGTCTACCGATGTTTTCTAGTGTAATGGCGGTTATCGAGCCATTGACTCGAGTTACGTTAGCACTAGCTACTGTAGCACCAGTTCCATCTCCATTAATTGTAACCGTAGGAGTAGAAGTATAACCAGTCCCGCCGTTAGTTACTTCAATTCTCTCAATACCACCAGCACCGTTACCGCTAACATTTAAGTTGTATGAGTTAGCTTGTGATTCTGCTTGTGGAAAGTTACTTGATGTTCCAGGTATTACAGCACTATCAATGCTTGCTACATTAGATGCACTAATAACCATTGGAAGAGTTTTAACTGGAATAAATGAATTAGTTAAAAACTTTTCAGCATCTTCTGTAATGATGGTGAACATATATTTCCATGTATAGCCATCTTCTGGTTGATATTGTGGTGTTTCGACTGTATGAGCAGGACGCTTAGAGGTAATCCCAGGGCCTGCTTTAATGCACTTATAAACTTTAAATTCATCAGTTAAGCAATAAAAAGGTTTATCGAATATATCTGAATCATTTGAATCCCAAGCTACAAATGTTTTGCCGTCTTCGTAATCTTCTCTTGGCACAACGTGTGTAATATCGCCTGCTGCGATTTTTTGCATGCCGAGTATGTTTTGGTGTGCTTCGTTAATGCTGTCGATGTGATCGCCAGGTACAAACGGTGTCGTATCAGAGTCATCAGATGTACTAAGAGACCAAGCATCAGCTTTACCGATGGCCAGATACACACTATTGTTTGTAACATCGGCTACATCACTTTTAAAATTCTCAGCATTGAGTTTTCTGAAAGGTGTAGTAATAATTGCTGCCATTTTAGTGCCCTATTCTATGTCTATAAAAGAATTAATGTTAAATGTATTTATATTATTTATATTGTTTGATTCGATGGTTTGACCTTCAAATTGTTCTATCTTTTGATTCATGTTAAATTTTTTGCTGCTGGTATAATATGAATCGCCTTTAAGGTTAAAGTAATCATTTTCTTCTATTATAGCACTACCATCATTTATATGATTAAGTGGAATGATTAGCTTATAAAGAACTTCTCTGACTCGAGTTCGATCGATCATAGAAGAATTAACTTTGATCCTAGGATTAAACTGATATCCTTGACCTGGGTTAGTAATTTCAACTGCGGTTATTTCAGAAGGGTATAATAAAGCTTCTGCTGTAGCCCCAGTTCCGGTACCAGTAATAGTTACTGTAGGTGGTTCAATGTGACCTCTGCCTGGCCTAGCTATTAGTATTCCATCAACTTGGCCTTGTGGATTAACTACAGGATAAGCTTCAGTTACTGCATAATATGGCTCATTAGCTTCAATATAAGTTGTTGGATATGCAGGTTCAGATACTTCTACCTCAGTTGTATCAAGATCATAGCCCGACCCTGGATTAGTAATCTTAATGTATTGAACCCCAGTTGGTTCTAATAAAAACTTAGCCGCAGCTTGTATTCTAATATTAGGATTATTAGCATCTGTGCCTAAAGGTAGCAATTTACCATCAGCATCAGTTGCAGTTGGTGGTCCTATAGTAATAGTTGGAGGTGTGTTGTAAAGTTTATTACCAGGTAGCGATGGTGCATCAACCATTGACCAGTTTACTTCAGATAAGCGTAGTCTATCATTAGCATATGCAGTATGTCTGTCTACTGCTAAATGCCAATAATCCACAGCATCGTTAGCTCTAAATTCAATGTCAAAGTATGTCCAATCTTGGCCAGCAGGAAATGCTGGTATGCCTATCGCGCCAATTAATGCGGCTGCGCCTGTCGTAGCGCCACCTCTAAGAGCAAGACTCATGGCCCCTGCATTTCCTTGAGTATTATACCAACCGCTTACTCTAAATAATTGCCCTGGTTCTAAATTAGTTCTATGATCATCTCCAGTAAATTGCGTAGCACCTTCCATAAAACTAAGATAAACACTTCCTGAAGGAGGAGGATTTCCACTTGAATCAGATGCATCAACATTAGTCCAGCCAACGTTATTGCTAGCAGTACCTGGCGCTTCGTTATATAAATTAAGCAAATCATCAAAGTGCCGAGTTTGAGCATTAATGGCTATTTTTCCAATCTTACCAGTTCCAGCCGCTAATGTTCCAACTGCTGCTGAAGCAGTATTAGGGTTATATCCAGTTGTGTCACCTGTTATACTATTAACAGATTCAATTCCACCTAAATTATTAAGTAGAGCAGTTGCGGTTGCAGTAGAACCACTGCTGCTGTCTGTAATCGTAATGGACGGCGCACTAGTATAACCACTACCAGTTCTGCTAACAACTACGGCTGTTAAGTTTCCGCTTGAATCTATTACCGGGCTAACTTGCGCAGTCTGATTAATATATGCTTTTATGCTTGGTTCAAATACAGATGCTATAGCTTCTATTAGGAACGGCAAATCTTCAACTCCAACTATACCAGGTTGAATTCCGGGCATCGAGGAAAGAGCTAAACGATTGGTTCTAGGATATGCTCTAATTAATTGATCAACAAAAAATCCTGTAGAAAGATTTTTAATCTTCTCAATCACTTCCTTATTATTATCTGATAGTGAACCATCAGGAGTTCTCAGTTTTTCCCTAATAGCTTGTAACAGTATGCTAATTTCACCGAAGAAAATAAAGCCGGCCGGGTGTACTAAACGACTATAAACTTGATCCCATGTAGTTTTATTTAGACCAGATTTAATCAGATAAGAATATTTTTGATAACGATAATTATCATGCAATCTAATTTTACTATCTGAAACAAATCCTTTACGTGACACAAATTGATTAGTGCTTTCGTCCCAGTTGCCAGATGATGGAATGAGTGTATCATCATACGGTTTACTAACTTCAACTTCTTCGTCAAATAATAATCTAAAAAACATTTCAACCGAATCACTTGAGCCTCTTACTTTATAGAAGTCAAGTATTCGCTTATAGAGCGTACTTTTATTAACTGATAAACCAGCCTGAGACCGCGGAATAGCTTCTGCAATTTCTTTCTGCATCATTTCAAGATATTGGTTGGTAGGATCAATTGACGGGTCTGAATTTTTATCAATATCCATCGCGTCTTCAATAGCATTAAGAGTATATGATGGACCAGGGCCAACCCAGTTTTTAACAGGAGTTGTTAATTCTGCCGCAAGGCCATTAAGGCCGCGCAAACCAGCAACTTGAAAAGTTTTACCAAGTGCTAATCCTTCTTCAGTGTCGTCATCTACTTCTCGTTTACTTCCTAAACTCCCAGGCAACTCGTTACCATTAGATATAAAAATATTAGATCTTTCTAAAGGATAACTAATCGTATTACTTATTCCCTCTATCGTATGAGTACCAGGAGCAGCTGTATCTGCAATTTGAATAGGACTGCCACTAATGCTATTAGATAGCTTTATTTGATTAGAAGAATTATAAACAACAAAATACGTAGCATTATTAGCCAATCCAGAAATAGGAGCATTACTTGATTTGTACTGAACTATAGTTCCTGCAGGCATCTGATTGGCCGACTGTTCAGCTACAGTTATCGTGTAATCAGCGTTATTAATATTAGCCAGTGTAACTGTAAATGGTACTGGCAACTGACCTGTTGTCGATGTAAGCTTTAAGGACGACGAAGTACCATGATAATCTGAGAAAAATTTATTATTTGCAAGATTAGGGTCATCAATTCTAAAAATGGCCTTAGAGTCTAATACTAAATCGGTATAACTTTCATCTTGGTCATAAATGAATTCACTAATGTTCATGAATTCATAATACTTTTCTAAGAGCAATTTTATACCAGCATCACCAGAATCTTCAAGAATCTCAGAAGGTATTAATTGATCTACCTTTAAGTTTTCCTTGGTCTTTCGTCGCGATGAGGCGATGGTTTCAATATACCCTGGTGAATTAATCTCAGCCATATTATCTTAACCTTGTGCTTGTAGTATAATCTATTGATCCGGCCGATCCTGATGTAGAAATAGTATCAACTTCCGGCTTAATCTGAACGTATTGCTGATCAATGCTTAGTAGCTGATCACGCTTAGGTGCAATATCTAATGTGTTTGGGACGACCGTAATTTTAACCTCTGTGGCAACATCAGCCGCAAAGTTATTTAACGTTATTTTTCCCTTTGATGGTTCTATTAGACCTGCGTTGTTAATAACAGTAACTCGTTGACCATCTTCTAATCTATACACAATTACCTTTCTATTGCTAGAATCAATAATTGCCACATCACCAAAGTAATGAAGAACTCCTCCAATATTAAACCCACTAGAGGTAATTGTAGATTCTTCACTGTCAGGTTGACTAAATAGTGGTGAGGCATAAGTTAAAACAAAGCTATTATTAACTCTTGCGCTATCTACAGTAACAAGCTTAAACATATATGGTCTAATTGTGCTGTTAATGATTGATCGGTCTGAGTTATCAATGACACGAAGCAATTGTGAATACCTAAATACACCATCGAATTTATTCAAGTTATTAAAGCTATAATCAGAAATAGTATCCCTTACAACGCTTCGAAGTGATGCAGAGTCCCTGTCGGTAAGGTTTGGATTATATTTAAAGAATACGTCTAATTCTAAATGTGTAAAGTTAGGGTCGACAATCTCAGGCCTTACAGATACGATGTTTTTACCTTTAAGAATTGTTTCTTTAATTGTGGATTTTTCAGCATCAGTTAGCTTATCTTCTGTAATCGGCTTAATTGCAATATAAACCGCACCGAAGTCTACAGGATCATTATCTTCACCACCCCATGATGAGATAGATGAAATATTAGAGAATGATTTAAGAATAATAGCACGATAGTCTTCTGCGGTAACCGCTCGGTTCTGAGTGGTAAACGTCAGTGGCGCATTAAATCGTATTGATTCAATTGTTTCTCTTTCAGAACCACCAGATGCTGGAGATATTGTATTAACAGTATATGTAGCATCAACTAATCCGCCAACAGTTCCATTAAGTATAAATTCGTTTGCTCCGTTGCTTTCTTCGCCACGAGTATATACGTAGTCTAATGTAACAACGTTATTGTTGGTTGGCTTATTACCGATAATACCATCACCAAAATATATTTCATATTTGCTACTAGTATTTTCTTGAAGATAATATACCAAAGCTCCTTGATCGACATTTAAAAGAGATTCAAATAAGCTATAGCTTTGAAACACTTGTGAATTTTCGTTTTCTCTTACAGTTACCTTGAGGGTCGACGTATCAACATCAGCATCCGGAATTTGGTATTTTTGTGTCTCTATATCGTTATCAACTCGATACAGCATTGTTTTAAATACGCCTTCGGCTATTTCAACACCTGCAAAAGTATATCGGTTATCAATATCTTTAACAGCATCAGTTTCTTCTAATGTAACGAAGTTATAAGTTTCACCCTGAACTGTAGTACTAAACTTTGTACCACGAGGTAATATAAGAGCTGCTGGATCTGCCACGCCGCCTTGTACAGTAAGTGTAATTGACGCTCTTGGTGATAAAACTGAACGTGGAATATAACCTAATAATTTAGCTCTTGTTACAACATTACCACGAATTTGGGCAGAGTCAAGAAATGCTTCGTTAAGAGAATAATGTGCGGCAACAGCATTATAATGTGTATTATATGCAAGAACATCTAATAATGTCGACAGTCCACTGCCTTCAAAATTATAATCATTAAACTCAGATTGTTGCTTTAGAAAGCTTTTCAGATTATCTTTAATCTGATCAAAATCTAATTCTGTTACGTTTAAATTAGTAGCCATATATTTTTACCTTAAGCGTTTTAATACAATTTCAACTTGAGATTCTTCATCAAATTGTTTTATTAGGAATTTAACCGTTATTTTATATGAATATCGGTCTGGATCATCGACCACTTCAACAAAAGTGGTTTTAATTCTAGGTTCGGTTCGTAGTACTCTTTTAATATTATCTTCTAATGCCATTTCAGTAATCGCATCAGCAGGTTCAAAAAGCAATGCCCTTAAATTACCACCTATGTTAGCATTAAAGGGTCTTTCGAAAAAGTTTGTTAATATTAAATTTTTAACTGAATTTCTAACTGCTAAATCATCTCTTAATGGAATAACATCTTTTCTGATTGGATGCAATCTAAGAGATAAATCTAAATCAGAGTATTCCTTATGCAGAGCTACGTTGCTAGTCTTTCTAGTCCGACCCGCAGCACTTCTATCTGATAGAATCTCGGGTGAAGGGATAAAATCTCCATCTTTAATATTAGCCATAGTACTATTTATAACTCTCTTCTGTATGATTAGTCTTAAAAGGTTGTAATAGGCAATATATTTGCCACGGTATTAGCAGCAGCCTCTTCAGCTTCAGCAACTACATTTTCCGACTCACTATTGGTTGTCGGTAATTGCTCTTCAGCTGTAGCTATTTCTTCTTCACTTGCAACTATATCTAGCTTTCTTGCGACCCATTCGTTTATACCATCTTCTAATGTTGTTGATCCAGTAAAGGCTTCAAGGGCTGAAATTCTATCCCACTCTTCTTGCCAAAAGGTAACAATGCGACCGAAAAACTGATCCACATTTCTAAATTTAGCTGTTACACTCTCTTTTCTGCGCTTTAAAATAGGATCAATGGATTGACCTGGTGCAACGGTATAATCATATTGGCCAAGATCTGCAGTGGGTGTTCCACTAACCTCAGAAATATGTAGATATAGTTCTGGCAATATTGCCCACATAATAGCATCAACTGATTTATAAAGGCTTCCTCTGTCGCGTCTTTTTACTAACCGGCGCATTCTTTTTATTGCTTGTTCCATTGATAAATCAAACACTTGACTATTAACTGCTGCTGACTCCGATTCAATTGCTGCCTGAGCCTCTTCCGCTTCAGCAACTTCCTTACCAGGAACCTTGGCTTCCGCTGGCTGTTCTTTAGCAACTCCGTCTTCACCAACTTCAACGTTTGGTGCTAATGTGCACACGTCACCGCCAGTTAAAGAACTTGTTATTAGGTCTCCCACAGAATCAACAGCATCACCAAATTTATCGTTAATTTCGTCTATAGCTTCTTTAAGTTTAATAGGATTTAATATGTCCTTGAGCTTCGATAATTTATCTTGTAAACTATCTGGCTTAGGATTTTCAGGCAATTTAATACCATCTTTTAAATCGCTAAGGGCACTTGACATATCACCAAGGGCGTCTTTACCGCCAGATAATAATTTATCAAGGCCACTTTGTTTATCTTTTAGAGCGTCTAGATCTGTGTCCTTACCGCATATACTCATATTATCCTCCTACGAAAACATTAGATGAACCAGAAGATATTGACGCACCACAACCATACGAATCACCTAGCCGACCAAAGTCCTTACCATTTACTTTTACTGTACCACTACCAGCACTTAATCCAGGAGCATGAGGGCCACAACCTACATTAGGATGTGAAGCAACTGCATCACCTTTTCTCACAGCACCCACACCATTTACAAATACGTTACCAGATCCAGCAGCAGTGGATGAGCTACTTGGGCTTGCGCAATTATCTCCACTACCATGCGGAACACTTACTGAATCGGTACCACCTTTTCTTGCTGCTGCAGGCATATTATCTCCTATGGGTTTAAGTGAATATCTGATCCACCAACAATTGTAATATCTCCACCTGCGGTAGTATTCTGTTCGGCTCCGTATGTCTCAGTTACTACATCATCAATGGCTTGATCAAGTGTACCAGTAACACCAATAACTTGATTAGCATCTACTGTTAATGTATAGTTCTTTAATGCAAGTTGATCAAATGGCCCTGCTGTAACAATTGATAATCCTTCCTCATCAGCTTCTGTTCCAAAAACTGATAACGACATATTTTTACCTATCGTTTCTATTCTTTTTCCATCAACAAAACTGAATTTATCTTGTACTATTGTTTCTGTAATATCTTGTACTACTGTGAGGTTGTCATTACCAGTAACATGTGTTGATCTGCTACGGACGACTTCAGTTTCTTGATTACCGCCTATCTTAGTTTGTAGAGAACCTTTAACATTCATAGTCATATCTTTCTCTACTTGTAAATGATAATTGCCATATACCATTTGACGAAGATCGCCTTCAACCGTCATATTACAGTTACCCTTTATATGAATATTTTTATTGCTAATAATAATTTCATAATCTTCACCAATAACCTTTACCTGACGCGTTCCATTATTATAAATTTCTTCATATGTTCCAGAGGCATGCATTCTATGAGTTCGTTTAAAACCTGGTGTATCGTCAATTTCTGTTAAATGACCACCTTCTGATTCATTCACCTTATTATATGGATACTCAGGAATGTGTAAGTCGTCTTCGCCAGTTTCTAAATCTCTTGTTGACATTGGTGGTCTTTCTTGCCATGTATTTTCTTCATAGTATGCGGCTGCTTTAGATACGGCTACGTTTTTAACATCAGCTGGCCTAGCAGTTTGTACATTTGGTCTTTCTTCACCTGCTTGGGTCTTTCTTTTATCTAATTGCTTAGAATTTATATGTGTAGTTTCCCTAGCAGCTTTATTAATATCAGACTTATTTTGATATTCTGCACGTGGATATTCTTCACCAGTAAAACCTAAATCCTTATTCCTAGGACTATTTTTAGCAGCAACTGATCCCATAATAATAGGGTCTTGTGCTGATGGTCCATCTCTAAAGAATCCAACTACCCATGAACCTTCCATTAGGCCATGAGGTGTATCACCTATACCTGAAGTACCTGAAGACGTCGTAGGCATCATAACACTAGCCCACGGAAGCTTTTCAACCGGTATTTCAGCTTTTATTTCACTGTGATAACCAAAGCATCGCACTCGCACCCTGTTCATTTCTAGTGGATCATTTCGGTCTTCTACCACTCCCGTAAACCACGCAAATTCTCCGCCTATAAATTGATCAGCTTGTTGCATCTAAATCCACCTCACTTGAATCTCTTTGTATTGTTAATTCTTGAAAAAAACCTTGATTAAATATATGATCTATATGTGTAATAATAAAAACCCCTGATTGTAAAGAATCAAGTTCTGTACTGTTAACTTCTTTAAAGCCAGTTTTTAAAATATCTACTCTTATTTTTTTACCCACCGATAAATCAAAATCCCCAGCAACTTGTATTTTATGGCTTTGATAATTTAGATTTTCTAAATGTGACGTAGCCTTTTGTAAGTCTGATATAATTGGAGAAGAATAATTGCTCGAATTAAAAAACGACTGACTGTTAGTTGACATATAATACGATTTGCTATCTAGGAATTCATCTAAAAATTTATCATCTATTTTAGAATTTTCTGATTTAGAAAATGGTTGGTAATCGTTTAGCTTTGTCATTTTATCAACATTATACTGATATACCGATTTTTTATACGACTTATTTGCTATATCAAGTGTATGCAACGTACTGACATAAGCCCCGTTAATGCCGTCAGCAAGCTTGCTTTGATTATAGTCTGATTGTATCCGCCTAATCATTGACTTCTCAGCCAGGTAACCTTCTTTAGTTTCTAATGATATACCTTGCCCAACAAAGGGTGAATATGTATACGAAACTTCATATTCGTCTAAATCGGTTAATTGCTTATATGATTTTAGGTGTACCTTACCATCCTCAGCTAAGGTTTGATAATAAAAGTGAGGAGTGCCGGCATCAAAAGCATGAGACATTAGCCAGTAAATAGCGTCCATTGGCTTAATGTTAGGGTATATTCCTTCAATAATGTTTTTACTAGAGTCACTATATTCGCCATTTTCTATTTTTAAAACATTAGTACTTATTTTACTAATTAATTCTGTAGGAGAACCATAAAAGGGAATTTTTAATTTCATGAAATCGCCTAGATATACAAATTCGCTTACTGCTGTAATATTAAATGTAGCTAAGCCAGGTTTTGGTCTTTGATAATTTAATATCTCTTGTATTCTTAAATCTAGCATAAACCCCTTAGCATCTGTTGAATCTGTTCCACCTTCGTTTCTACTAACCTTCAGTTCGAGCTTCTCGTTACCTTGTAGGTTAATATACTCAACAAAATTACCACTATCACCTATAGAAAGATCGACAATTAGATTGCCAGAAATTGATTCGGATATACTAAAATACGCCAAATTGGCTGTAATATCATAAGACTTCTTGTCACCATCTCCTGTGTGCTCTTTACTATTACTAACAATTTTTAAATACTCTACATTATAGCTAGTAGGGGTAGAAGCTATATTAGCAAAGCCAACTCTGTTATACGTAGTATTACTCATTAATCAATCTCTTAAATTTTTCTACAAATTGACCGATTTGTTTTGGATTAATAACTCTAATTTTTGATCTCTCATCATTTTGGCTATAAACATATTCTTGATTAGATACATACTTTATCACGTTAGTAGGTTCCGCGTGAATATCATCTATAAACAGCCGAGATGCATATTCCCTTTCGTTACCTTCTTCGTCTAAAATATAATAATGATGAGGAGCTTCTCTGTAAGGATAAACATTAAAGGTAGCTACGGAATCGGTAGAAGTTTGGCCTACAATAATTTCAGCATTATTGTTATTGAATTGACCATCACCTAAGTATGGGCCATTAGTAACGTCTTGAATAACTAGTTGATTTAAGTCTATAATCTTTTTAGTTAATTTTCCACTAGCACCAGAGTTTCCACCAACAATAGTTTCACCTAATCTAAATTTACCAGCAATAGAATTAGACAATCCATCCTCAACTCTAGGATTAGTCACAATGGCATAACCATTATATTCTTTATCTAAAAACTTATTTATAGCTTCTTGACTCATAGGCCATACTTTATATCCATCATGCAAAAACTGATTAACCACAAAGAATGTCCAATAATATTCAGGTGTGCCGTATAATCTTTGTGATACAATATCAGGCCGTTCGCCATTTTTAATTTCATACAACCTATATAAGGATGGGTCATCGATGAAAGTTTGGACCGGACGTACAGATCTAAATATGTTTACGATCTTTGTAATAGAACCATCTTTATTCAGATCATAATTTAAAGTTGGAAATTGTTTAAAAAAGCTCATAAATTAATCCTTACTTAGTTTCGTCAGAGTCAAAGTTCTGTTGACCCTCAGAACCAGTTTCTTCTTCGTCACCCGCACCACCTTTATCATGGTATAAATCGTCTTGTGTAAGCTGCTTCTGCTCTTGGAATGACAATGAAAGGGTAACATCGGTCGGCGCGCCGTCGGCATGGTACATGTTGCTATCACTATTATAGGTTGCATTAAGACCTGTTAGGTATGAATCATATAAGAAAGGTAAAAATTTATTAGGTTCTTTTCCTTTCATAAATTTAATTTTAAATAGCGGTGGATACTTTAATGCGATAGATCCTTCTAGTTTAGCATACATTGCTTTACGGAATGTGTGTTCTATTAGTCTAATTGTTTCAGCTTCTTTAGCACTTTCGGCTATAAGTCTAAAATTTAATTCAAATTGTCTAAGAGCCGATCCATCGTAGGCAAGTGTCGTAGCAGGATTTAACGTAACACCGGTTTTAATCTGTGCTGCTTGACCTGCGTTAAACTGATTACCAATAGATAAAGCTTTCATTAAGGCAGCACCGATAGCTTGCCCTTCACCCATAGTCGCGACTACATCTGCTTGACTTGCTCCTTCAGCTGCATTTTTCCGAGCATTATTTAATCGCTCAAGGCCACTGATAACCCCTAGGTCAACATTACTAAAATTAGCACCATCACCCAATGAAAAACCTGAAGGTATATACAGATGAATCTTAGTATTCTGCTTAGGGTCCATTCCGTCCTTTATCTCAAACGATAAATGATTACCACTGTTCTTCTTAATACTAGACCGAAGAGAATCTGGAAATGCTATTATGGATGACATATTTTCCTCTTATAAATAACTATTTAATATAACTTTATTTATAATGAATGGAAAGGTAATTTATGGCTTATAAGGGAAAATACCAAATTAAGAATACAAAGAAGTATCTTGGAGACCCAACCAAGGTAACATATCGTTCTTTATGGGAAAGGCAAGCATTTAAATGGTGTGAAAACAATCCACGAGTTAAACGATGGAATAGCGAAGAGATCGT